GATTACTAACATCGAGATAAGCATCTTCAATAGGTTCGTCTTTTACAGCTGACTCTCTGTTATTCATCAGTAATGTTTTAACTCGTTGTATTTTGTCATTCATCCTGAAAAAAAGACCCATTAGGGATAATCTTACTTCTTCTTTAGTTTGTAATTGTGTTCCAACCGATATATTACTTGGGCCATAATCATGTTGTTTATGTAAGAACAATTCATATTGTTCTCGTTGAATCTTCTTGAACTCTTTGGTCATTTGTGGCCATTCGTGTTCCATTTGTTGAACAACAGACTTTCCGATCCAAACATCTTTATTTGATTTTTCTGATGAATGATCTGTTAAATCAATTTCTTTTATATCCATTTTGTACTCCTATTTTATATGTACTGAAAGATTTATATATAATATAACACAAGCTAATATAAGTGATACTATAATTCTTTGACTTGGAACTTCATGTAATACTAACGCCGTCATCATACCAAATGTTAATGTTGCTATCCCAAATCCAATAGGTCTAACTGCCCAATACTCTCCAAAGTACTGGTAGAACATTCTTGTGGAATAAAAGAATAGATAACTGATTGGAACACCAACCAATATTATCCACCATTGTGATTTCGCCCATTCCCATCTGAATTGTGCATTCATATGAAACCAAGCTATAACGTTTCCTAAAAAACTCATAACTAAAGCTAATATTAATTTATCTTTCATCTAATTTTCATCTTCTTTATTTCTTTATCAGATTTTCCAAAATTTTTTAACAATAATTTCAAATCTTCTTTTGTCATCAAATCATAATAATCAGCAGCTTGAAGTTTACTCACTTCAAAATATTCCATAATAAATGGAACTACTTTATCATTTGTCTTTTCTTTCTTACCACTCAAATACCTAAGATATATCTTTTTCTTTGGTAACAAATTGCAGTAAAACTGATATACTACCTTACGTGGCATCACTTCAATTGTATATTTCTGAAAATAATTCACAAATGGTAAAAAATCATCATTCATACTTAAATAACGATTTACCATAAATGGACTAAACTTCTTTTTATCAGCATCAGAAAATGTGTCCCAATTTCGCTTGCCAACAAACAATTCATTTATCCAATCAAATAAGTTCATTTATTTCATCACTCAATGGTAGTAACTCACCACAACTTCCACAATTAAACACCTGAATTGGTGCAATTACTTCTTGTCCTGTTGGTGATATTATCGCTGATAATCTTTTTATTACATAACCTTGAATAAATATTTTATTATCACATTGTTGACAAGTCATAGTTTCTGCATCTTTTAAATCGACTTGAACTTGTGCCGTTGGTAATGGTTTCATTGGTTTTGTATTCATTATAATCTCCCTAATATTTTTGATACAGTAGCAATAAAGTTAATTTCTTTATCCACCACTAATACATCTTGATAAGCTCCACTTGATATGTCTGCTATTATTTCAGGTATTTTATCACCCGTAAATGTTTCTACTTCATCATACAACAACTTAAACAATTCAGTATAATCCGTGAAATTGCTATTTGCAACCAATTTACGAATTGTCCTTATATCAGATTTGTTTTTTATCATTTCTAAAAACTGTAGTTTAAATTCGTTGTGTAACATCCCATCTTTGTCAATTTTTAACTTACCATCAATTACTTGTCTTTGTAAGTCATTAATTATTTTACGTAAGTCAGGATAACCAGCCGTAACCACAAGAGCTATATCATCTAAATTACAGTCAATATCTTCGACTTCAAGAATCTTTCTAACATGAACAGCAACTTCTTTTTTGGACGGTGGTATTATTTTATATGATTGACAACGACTCCGTATTGGTTCAATAATTTTCTCAACATAATTACAAGTCAATATAAATCGACAATGAGCAGAAAACGTTTCCATAAGATTTCGCAGAGCTGGTTGAGCAGAATTTACATTTAAATAATCCGCTTCATCCAGTATGACTATTTTCATAGGATTGAAACCTATTGAAGAAGCAAATGACTTCAATTTGTCTCGAACCAAGTCTATATTTCGTTCATCCGACGCATTAATATATAGATAATCACACTCAATAGAATTAACAATAATTTTAGCAAGTGTGGTTTTGCCGCCACCAGCTCTGCCATATAAAAGTAAGTGTGGTACGTTTCCATCATCTAAAAACCTTTGAACTTTGGTCTTAAGATGTTTATTACCAACATAAGTTGATAAATCTTTAGGTCTATATCGCTCAACCCATAATCCATGTGATTCCATATTAAACCTTCTGTGATACTAACCAATATTTAGCATTAAAATCATCAACACTAAATTCAATATGTGCTAATCCCTTATCAGAAATTTGCAATGTTGCATTAGAACATTCTTTATTAGCATTCAAAACCTCTTTAAAAAGATTAGCATTAAAAACAATAGATTTAGTCAAAGCAACTGCACCACTTTGAGTTTTAATACTGATACGGTTTGAGTTAATATCACTATAACCAATAACAAATTCCAAACCACCACCTATTGGATTAATTGCAAAATGTTCAACATCAGCCAAAGCACTTTTACCACGAATAAAAGAATTGATAAATTGACTATCAATATTAACCAAAGTATTGAACTCAGGAACTTTCTTTAATTCAGGAACATCAGGTATAACACCAATTGCCGCTAATACATAATCAGCTGACATTACTGAATCTGTAAAATGAAAAGCAACAGGGGTATTGTCAACTTTAGTTAAAGTAAAATCAACAGTATCAGCTAAAGTACCTAACATCTTAAAAAGCAATGGTGTATCATAAACTCCAACTTCAAATTCAGGTAAAGTTTGTTTTGACAAAGTTAATTCACCTAATAAACTTTTGTCAGGTGAGATAAATCTAGTGGACAATGTTGTGCCATCAGAATCCCATTTTACAGAATTCACTTGTCCTCCAAGATTATATTTTTGGATAAAAGCATCCAACACTATTTTATTCATAATATTCTCCTATTATTTATTATCATTTAATTTAATACTTTTTATTGTAAAAGTCAATCAAAAAAACCTTTCGATTGAAACTTTTTTATCAATTGGCATATCCCACTTCATAGAATCGTAAAACATTTTAATTTTCTTCTTTAATGCCTTGTCAAATAACTTATCTCTATCTATATACTGATTTATAAAATCCATAATTTCTTTTGGATCATCATAACCTTTAAAAGCAACAGCATCTATATTAAACGGATTGTCTTTTAAATATACCCATCTTATCTTGGATGCATTTCTAATTGGTTCACAGTTATTAGCTTTAAAATATTTTAACAAATCATTATAAACAACTGATGCCTTGACGTAAACCGGCGCACCCTTTTCCATTTCCGTAAACATAGATTCACCGCCAAATCCTCGTGTCGTTTTTTTCTTCGTATACTTCTTTATGCCTTTAACACCAGTTGGCAAAGCAATATCATCAATGGACTGATCATATAATGATTTTTTAAAGTTCAAAATAAATCCATCTATCTTATCTTTATCCACTTTAGCCAATATAGCTTTCAATATTCTTGTCATAAAATCACGAAATGCCGGTGGGAATGAACTTCTAACAATATCTAATCCTTTTACATCTAATTTTTCTACAGTTAAACCACCATCGTTGATAATCCATTGACCATATCGTTTTTTAGTAACCCAAAAAGCACTTTTAGCAATCATCTCTTGTTTAATTTCGAATCGATGATCATTTTGTATATTCAAAAAATTCTTCGCAAAATAATTATATGACTTATTAATGTAACCTTGAACCTCATCCGCAATATCAAGTATTTGTTTTGTCATAAACTTATCATTTAATTCGCCTTCTGTCGTCATTTTAGGAAATCGTTTTTGAACCAACGGTAAAGCACTATAAAACACAGAATCAGTATCAGTATAAATACAATAATCCTTATCATCTTTGAGTATTTTATTATAATAATTGTTCGTGACCTTTTCTGTAAATTGAATTAACTTCACACCTGTAGTCGTAGTTGCTTCTGCATTATCAATATCATAAAATCTAAATACGGGTAATCCCAAAACACCGTAAATAGAATTTAACAAAATCTTCTGAACATGCTGTCTACGATTAAAATACCCATGTAATTTTTCATCACCTTCTTCACCATACTTCTTTGCAAGTAATTTATACTCTACCCTAGCATTAAACCACTTTTCTAATATAGCAGGTATTACTCCTTTTTTCGATAAATTATAAATCACTCCATTTGAAGAAATAGATACATTGTTTTTGTTCATAAAATCTTTTAACTCACCATTAGACAAACGTTGTACAACTTTACCTTTGTTTTCGATTGAATAAGTTTTAGTTAAACCTTTTATAAACTCTTCCGCATCCCATCCATTTATTTTACCAATTTTAGTTTCAGGTGATATATTCAAACTCATAATAATTGATGGATACATAGAAGTTAAATCTAAATCAAAAACCCAATCATATCTGCCAGGTATTGGGCTCTTTACGTATGCTCCACTAAATTTACTATATGAACCATCATATGTCATTCCAATTTTTTTATTTGGTGTAATTAAATTCAACTGTCTCAAATAAACCAACATCGCACCTTCAATATATCTAGAACTGTAATATACCTCTTCATACGGAATCCTACCCAAATGTGATACTGCTCGTGCAAGATCAATCAATTTCAACTTATCATCAAGAGCAACAACAATTTTAACATCATTCAAATTATACTCGATAAACTTATCTATATCATCCCTATACAAGTCATCTAAACTTCCTTCATACTCAACCTTGCCTATATCAACTTCAAGTTTACCAATGTGGTCTAACCGATAACTTGATTG